TATCATCTTCAATCATTACTGGTCTACCACCATCATTTGGTACAAAATCTGTAGGTAATATTTTAACTATTGTACGACTAGTTTCTATAAATGAATTTGCAGTAACAGTGCCACTTGCACTTATATGGCTTGAGGCTGTTACATTACCTAGTAATGAAATAGGATTTGTTGATTTTCCAATTCGTATAGGATAAGTATTAGCATTACCTAATACTATTGAAGTACCATCATTGGTTAATGCAATATTACCATTAGAATAAAATCGATCAGCATAAATATATGCACTTGAACTAATATTATCTGAGGCTGTTATTGGAGTTGATATAGGTGCACCAAATTCCATGTAATCTGATGAACCCTCAATCAATTTTATAAAGTCAGTACCCCCTGCGGTTAATGTCATCTGATCGGTGGTAGGAAATGAAATTTTTGTATCTGTATCACCACCATGTATAATATCATCACTTATAGTTAATGAACTTAATGTACCTATAGATGTTATATTTGTTTGTGCTGCCGTTGCTAACGTACCTACTAATGAATTTGCTGTAATTGTACCACTTGAACTTATATGGCTTGAGGCTGTTATTGCAGATGTAAATGTCGTTAACCCATTTACTTCCGTTGTTGTTGAATTTAATTCAAGACCTCTATTTCCAGCACCTATTTTTACTTCACCATCATATTTAATTAAAAGATGGGTTCCACCAAATAATGCATTTGCATTATCTAATTTTAAATCACCGTTCATAATATGAACATCAGCATTATTTTTAATTTCTAAAGATGCTGTATTACCTGAAGCTAAGTATAATTGCCTGTTAGCTGAAGCAGCAGATCCAGTCATACCAATAACCATAGCATTTGCAGTAACACCTGTTAGAGTAGTACCATCAGGCCATTTGTCTGCATCACCTGATAACCCTATCACACCTGCTATTCCCCCACCATCTTGTTTAAATGACATAAATGGATTATCATTTTCGTCATTATTATCAGTGTCGGCTTCTAAAATTAAATTAGCTTCTCCGTCTGTACCTGCTGTAATTTTAACTGTCTGGGTGGAAAAGGTGGCTCCGTCATCAGGATCTAAAGATAACATTAAAGTGCTGCCACCGCCATCTTGCTTCTTTGATGCTCTAAATTCTAATTTACTACCAACAGCAGGAGTACTATCTTCATGGTCTTCTGTTGCAACGGCTCTAATTTCTGCATTATCATCAGAAGCACCGTCAATATCAGTAAATACAATTTTTGCAAAGTTTTGACCATCTACTACTGAAGTGTCTGTACTTTCTACTCGAAGCTGGCCAGTAGCTCCTCTTGTTGTAAGAGTAGAACCATCAAAAATTAAATTAGCTTCTCCATTTAAAGAATTAGCATCAGTTGAGGTAATTACTCTGTTATTAGAACCATTGGCTAAATCAGTTAATGTGGTTCCCCAAACTCTTGAATCAATTTCATCTGTTTTAATAAATCCATCTGCATCTTTTATTAACACAGAATTATCTACTCCTGCTTCTAAATTTGCTTTAAATTTATCTGTAGTAATAGTACCACTTGCACTTATGTTACCTGAGGCTGTTATGTTACCATTAAACGTATGAGTATCGCTTATTGCATCACCAAATATATTTGAACCTTCAGTTTTTATTATAGATGCAGTTATGAATGATGATGTAAACTCAGTCGTAGTTATTCTAGTAGCTGTTAACTTAGTAGCTGTTAAATTAGTTGCTGTAAAATTATTTAGAACTTCTGATCCAGAGCCGTAATATAATTGACCATTATCTAAATTAATTGCCAATTCGCCATCGGCTAAGGTGCTTGGTACAGCTGAACCGGTACCTCGTTTTATTTGTATTATTTGTGTCATATAATCATCATTTTATATAAATATTCATTAACTAAAGTAATTAATATAATCTACAGAATCTGTTATTAAACTCTGTTCTGCATATACTTCTTCATGAAATTTAAATTCAGGTTCCGCTGAAGTTAATTTTACTTGGTAACCTTGACCTGGCTGCAAATCGCCTATTCCGTTATAACCAAATTCAGGTAAATAAACTGTACCATTATTAGCTTTAAAAAGGGCAATTTTTGAAGCAATCATTTCATCTGTAATTGTTTCACCTTGGAACTCTTTAAACATTGAAGAACTTACTATAGCTGATATGGTATCTACAGGATTGAATCTGTTAAATCCAATTATATTCCAGCCTGCAACTAAATCAATTGAGGTAGCTTGTACAGCGTCATGGAATAATTGTTGTCGTTGTTGAACTGCTGCATTTACTATAGCTGCATTTTGTCCTAATAAAGGAAAGTTTATAGTCATTGGAAAATCAGCTTTTATCTGATAACCTTCACCTGGACGTAAATTAGTACCAATACCATCAAAACTAAATTGAGGTAAGCATGCATTTCCTTGAAAATCTTTTGCTATTATAAGTCCTTGATCAAAAGTTTGATCGAGAGAATCTACACCTAATCCTTTTGTAATAGTCTCACCAAAGCTTTGAGGAAAAGGAAATGGCCATCCTAATATATTCCAACCAGTTGGTACTTCTACTCGAAATGATAGTCCGCCAGCACCGTTATATAATACTGGATTCGCGTATGAATCTACTGGATCTGGTGGAGCAAATTCAATTGTTTGATTTCCTGCAAAAAAGTCTCCTAGAAATAAAGGTTGAAAAATGCCTTCTGTAAGTAGAGTTGTTCGTCCTATATAATCTGATGCTGCGGCTGATGCAGAAGGAGTTAAACTGTTGCTGCCGCCAAAATCTGGATCTAATTGTGTTAAAGACATTAGAATGCACCTCCATCAATTATACCAGTCATTGCAGTTAAACTTCCAGTAAAGGCAGTTGCTGTTACACCACCATCTACAGTTAATAATGAATTGCTTACTGTATCTGTTCCTATTGCTACTTTATCTTCACTCGCATCAGTAAATAATAAATGGCTATCATTATCACCCGCAACTCTAAAATCTATCGCAGCATTACCATTATTTACAATAACATTTAAGTTTTGAATAGTTAATGATGGATGGCTATGATTTGCAAAAAATTGCCAGTAATCATCTGCAACAAGTGCAAGTTTTGTATTTACTCCTCCGATCACAGCACCACTTCCAGTTAAAGTAATATTATCAACTGTTAAATTACCTTCAATAAACATATTACCTGATGCTGTAATAGTATTAGCTATTATATCTCCGCTCGCGCTTATGTTGCCGGATGCTGTTATATGGTTAAATGAGCGATCTGTAGTAGATTCTAATGATGTCACTCGAGTTGAAAATGAACCGCTATCTGTTTTCAATGCAGTTACGCGAGTTGAAAATGATGCACTTGGTGCAGTAAATGATCCGGATACATGTGTCTTTAAAGCTAAACCTGATAAGTCTTGATCAGAGTTAGTAACTTTTGCGTCATTCGCAGTTACTCGCGTTGAGAACGAAGCACTTGGTGCTGTAAATGATCCAGATATTGGTATGGCAATTTGTGCCGAACTTGAAACAATATTAGCAGGAAGTGATGTTAAAAATGATCCGGTTTGAGAATTTACTATAAATGATCCAGTTTGTGAATTTACTATAAATGATGCGGTATCTGAATTTTGTATGTAACTGGTTAAATCTTCATCTCCGGTATTTGTTCCTGACAAATTACTTGCAACTATCGTACCAGAGGCTGTTATGTTACCTGATGATGTTATATTTCCTAAAGTTTGTAGTGAACTTGAATATGTACCATTTGGAGTACTAGCCGTTCCTTCTTCTAATGATGTCACGCGAGTACTAAATGATGCACTTGGTGCTGTAAATGATCCAGATATTGGTATGGCAATTTGTGCCGAACTTGAAACAATATTAGCAGGTATTGTTGCAATAACTCCAGTAATTCCACTACCATCTCCTGACATTGATATAGCCGTAATAACACCGCTAGCGCTAATATTACCTGATGACGTTATATGATTAACTACTAAACTAGGAGTTGTTATCGATCCTCCTCTAACAGAGCTTCTATTTACACCAGTTCCGGCATCCAATTGGCCGGCATCGCTTAAAAATATAGATGAAGCTGAAATTGCGGCAGAAGCGCTTATATCACCTGATTTACCAATTTTAAATTCAACCTTACCCGCGCTGTTTTTAACTATAAGTAAATCTGGATCTATATATGCTGTTAAATTACCATGTTGTCTAAATGGCTCTCCAGTAAGACCACTAGAACCGTAATGAAAATCTGTAGTTAGCTGTAATCGAGTATCACTTTGTATACTATCAACAACGTATGTTCTAAAAATACTCGCAGACTGCAATCTTAATGCATCACCAACATTGAGATCAGTTAAAAATGAAGTTCCAGATCCAGTAATGCCTGGATTTTCTGTTGATCCGGATAATGTTCCAACAAGCCTAACATTGGCACCTCTACCGCCAATTTCTACACTTCCAGATAATGCAATTTTATTAGAGAAAAAATTAATTGAACCAGATGTTGGATGTATTGTTCTAGCTTCAAATGCGGCATCTGCAATATTATGTATACGATATGCATCTGTATATAATTCGCTTACCCCATTGTTTGTATAATGACCAAACATGCGAGCAGAAAATATATCTACTCCTTCAGATCCATTAACAGTTTTATTAGTAAAAAATATTGGCTGCTCATTATATAAACGTATACTACCAGATACTAACATATCGGTACTAGAAGTAATATGAGATAAAATTGTGCTATTTTTTACATTTAAATTATTAATTATTGCAGTAGATGCTGATACTACACTTGATGATATAATACTAGCAGTAATTGATTTAACATTTTGTATATCAAATTGTTTAGCGTCCATAGATGATTCTAAATCTCCGCTAAAGAAAGTTAAATCAGAATTTAATGCAATACGCATTCCGGCTCGTGTTGCGGATTCAGAAACTGCCACGTCAAATTTTGATAATTTTCCACCGCCAAATACTGCATTTTGATTAGAATCACTGCTATCAAATCCGACATGAATTTGTTTTCTATTTGACGGTCCATAAAATTTATTTTCAAACAAATCAACGTGATGTATATACTGATAAAATGCGTTATTATCGGAGACCTGTCCACCGCTTACTTCTAAAAGATAATGTGAATATTTACTTGCAGTTGTAATACTAGAAGATATATATGAAATATAATATCCACGAAGTCCATTATCTTGGTTTGTTTGTATAGAGCCTAGGCGAGATTCATGGTCTGGCATATATACTCCACCGACTTCATAAAATGCTGATGAAATAGGACTTGTTCCAGCTTTAGTACGTGTATTAATGTTACTTTCAGATGCAATTTTAAAATAATTTTCATTATCATTACTTGCATATAATGTTATTCCATCTGGGTAATTTAATTGATCATTTACTGATGGTGCTGATGCCGTTGATATGCTATAATATACGCCAAATTCATGCAATCTTACTGGATCATCAAATGAAAAACTATGTGTTGTAGTATCTGCGGCAGTCGGTGATTCAAATTGACCGTAACTAGAAAGGTCGGGAAATTTTTTACTTACTCCGCCATTAAATGCAAATATATTTGCGCCGCTCCATGAACCATCAAATCCTACATCTGGATAAAATCTTGTACTTTGATTAACTCTCGGGTTTAAATTTATACTAGCAATTTTTAAAATATTGTCAGAAGTGTCTTGAAATCCTCCAGAAGGAAAATTAATTCTATATATTTTATGTCCAGATGAATTTGCAAATGCAATATTACGAGATTGATAACTAGATTCAATTGGAGCCTGCGATTCTTGATATTTGAATGACCAATTAGGTTCTACTCTTGAGCCACTAATTAACACAAATCCGTCTTCTGTGCGTTCCGCATTGCTACCAGTAATATTATACTTAGAATCATTTGATCCGGAGACTCCAACTTTATTATGACCAAAACCGGATTCAAATACAATATCTATATTATTAATAATTTGTGAACCTATAGATGAGGAGTCTAAAAGAAAATCAATTGAAAATCCGGCTTCTGAAGCTTTAAATTCGGTTGGTGGTTGTAATTGATTAAATGTTCCATCATCATTATCAAACATACGTTGATATGAATGATCAGTAGGATTGCCATTATTAACTGCATCATTTTTTATAGCATAATAATGTTCTGGCCCAAATTGATATTGGGCATGTATTTTTATTTTAGCGCTAGCAGTTGGTGCTAAACTTGCAGTTAAATTTGATAAATCTAATGCAGGTAAAGAAACAAGGCTAGCTGCATATCTTGGTCGAGAAAAGCTTCCAGAAACATCATAATATGATGATGATCCTAAATGTATTATATGATCACGAATCCCTACGGATGATGATAATGTTAATCCTTTATTACTTATATATTCTAATACATCTTCAGAATCAGTTGGCGTTAAAGTAGTTTCTTCATAATAATCATATTCAGCTTTTTCAAATGCTTCTGAACCTGATGTTGAAAATAAAGTTGTAATAATACCTGGTGAGGCGGTAGTTGAATTAGTACTAGTACCTCCTGCAGCTGAGCCAGTTGGTCCTATATATCTATATGCAATTAACCATAATGGTAAATCTAAATTATTTCCAGAACCATCTTTTAATTCAGTATACGAATCATTTGATCCTAATCCAATTTGAATAGTTCCGCCGGCCGGATCAAATGAATATCCTCCATAAAAAAATGAACCGTCATCAGCTTCTTGGCCATTTTGATTTAATTTTTTAGAAGTTCGTGGAGCCAACAAAGTGGTTGTTGTATTAGTTGCAGTTATTTCTTGCGCATAATCGGCACCAAAACCGGCAGAATATAACCAATTGGTTAATCGCAATCCTTGTCGGGCAAGTGCACCAGCTGATTTTATACGTAATGGATATGTAGGTGCAACTACTGAATCTTGAAATGTAAAATCTGAATCTGATGTTGTAACATTTATTTTATCTCTAATATCAGACCAATCTAATGCCATTAAAAATTGATATGATGTAGACTGACCAGATGTTACAGCATCAGGATCGGCTAATAATGGTATTATTACTTTTTCTACATGCTGGAATCCTGAGATTTCATCTGCTTCTGGCCTTTCCCCGGATTGAAGAACGCCATCAGCATCTATATATGAAGTTGCAAAACTTCCGCTATATAAACTTTCTAATTTTTGTGCATCTGTAAATGTGCCAGAAGTTGTTCCATCTGCCAATGTTGAAGCAGCATTCCATGTACGTATTTGTTTTATTTTGTTATCTAATAAATTGTCTTGTGATACATTAGGTAAATTTGATAATAATCTATCTGAAAATATTGGATGTCGCGATTCAAAACTTTCACCACCTGGATTTCGAAAGTCTGCGGTATGTAATATATTTGAAACGTGCTTAAAGGATGCTGCACGTTTTTCGCGATCTTGATATGCCATTTTTTATTTACTCATTTTTATAATAATCGAGATTATTTTTATTATTTTCAAAATCTTTAATTGTTAATTTTAATTTTTGTGCCAATGATTCCCATTGTGGATAGCTCATATTACGCGTTAAATAAAAATTATCTAAATCTCCTAACGTCTCGCCATCATTAATTAAAAATTTAACTTCGACAAATTGTTTTTTAAATGCAATGTCGATATTTTTGTCACTATTCATAAGTTTCCTTTTATATTAATAATTATCGATATACATAAATTATACCGGTTCTATACCAATACCAGTAATTACTTTATCAAATTCAGATTTCATACGTATTCTCATTAACATAACCCCGCCGGCGGCAGATGGATTGAATGATCCCATATCAATTCGTATACGGTAACCGCCTACTATTCCAGATCCATGACTATATGATCTTACTTGAGTAAATGCACCAGCCGATTCTAAATGAAAGTTTCCAGCATCTTTTTCCATGCATGCATTTTGCCAATTTATTCCTGGTTTAGCATTTGAAGTAGAAGTTACATTTGTTATTGGACCCGGTGTCCTAATATCAATACGTAGATCTCTGTCATCAATGCCTATACCAGAATCTGAAACATCATCCGCTGTTATTTTAAAGTCAGATTCTTGAACGCCTAATACAGCATCTGGTGTAGTACCAGTACCTGGCGTATACAATGTTACATAAAACTGTTGTCCTCCACCAGTATTAAATGCTCTATAAAAATATCTATCACCTGATAATGATGAATAATCTGGGGCATTTGGATTAACAACTGTATAAAGTACTTCATTATTATTTTCATCAACATAATTTATATCTGTATAATTAATTGATGGGTATGCTAATCTGCCATCGTAATGTACTTGCAATTCTGATGTTCCTGACAATGTATCTGTTGATGTAAAATCCGGGCCAATATCAATATCTGAATGTAATGCAGAATTAACAATTGATTGGCTTAAATGTCCTAATAGCCAAAAATCAAGGTATCCTTTAAGATTATTTGCAAAACCAGCTTGTCCTCCTACAGTGTTAGTAGATGTACCATAATTTACGCCAGCATCTTTATTAAAATTAAATGAAGCAGACATTTCTATACTTGAACTGTTCCATCTAAATGATTCGGCAAAAAATTCTTCAAATTGTTCTGTTGAATCAGGACTTATTATTTCAAATGTATCTGTTATACTTGATGTATTTATAAATCGACCAATTGGTAGTCGTGCAATAGATGTATCTAAATTCCATGAGTCATTGCCTGATAAATCACGTTTATAACTTTGGAATGCTAACTGGTATATTTCGCCTGATAAATTTGATTCATTTGTTACAGATGTAGCATTAATTTTTAAATTGTTAATACTAGCAGACATTGATGAGCTAGGAGCAATATTAAAATCAAATCCATCAAATTGTAATCCATTTGCAGATGCAACTGTATGTATTGTATGATCTAGAGTTGTGCTAGTAACACTTGCGGATGCTAATGTTAATGCACCTCCATGGGCATGTGATGTACGGAATACAGGATCGCTGGTATTAATAGTATGTCGATATGTACTATGTGCAATATTACGTATTCGATTTTTTAAACTAACCAAGAAATCTGCTCCTTGCTGAAAGAATGATACTCCGGATAAACTAAATGTTGGTTCGCTATTTATAACATCATAACTTAATGTAGGTGACCCGATCATGCTTGTTGTTGGTTCTCCTAATATTCCATCATCGTAATACCAATCAAATGGTTTCCAACTTTGAGTAACATTGGTATCAATTGAATGAGAAAATTCCAAATTATTATAACCATGTGCTAATTTATTATCAATTTCAATACGCGCACTCCATCCTTGATAACCATTTGAATGATATAATGGTCCATTTTGTATACTTTGCGACACATTATTAAATGGCTGCACAGTTGTTATAATTAATCGACCTTTTCCTGCATATGGTGATCCAAATGATGCTGTCCCACCACCAGTATAGTTTCCAGATATATTTTGTTCACCTGCTTTATCTGATGTTTCAAATTCTGTGCTTAAATTATAATTTATTACTTCTGAGCCGTTAATTTTAACAATTAGCGATCCGGTATCTCCAAAATTAAATAATCTATCGGTATCACTATAATCACCAGTAACGTCATAAACAAATGGTGTAAATGACATGCTATAATTTGTTGATCCAGTATGAGATTGTTTTGTCATTATAACATTTGTAACATCTGTTCCGGCGGCATGTCCAGATTTATAACTATATAGCCCAGTTGGTAATGATGCTTTATACATGCGTCTCGGATTACTGTTTATTGGCGTAAAACTTATTCCTGTTGATGTAAAAGAATTACTATCTGTATCATGAGATGTAGCTGTCGACGATCCCCAATATTTATCCTGCATTGATTGTGGTCTGGTAGGAACAACGGCAAATGTATATGACTCATCTGATCTAGATGATGATCCATTACCAGATAATTGTCCAGATGCGGTGATATTAACAGTAAAGTGTTCTACTTTGGTAAAGTTATTAATATCACTACTAGCTATTGTTAAAGATGATGTACGATCCGCAAATACGGTTGATTTGATAGGGCTAAATGATAACTCACTATTGTTGTTTGTATCATAAAATATTTCTACATGATTAGGAAATCTTACATGTGATTCTGATGTAAATGTTATCATACTAGAAGATATACCAGATACCAGATCTATTTCAATATCATTATTAGCGTTATATGTTACATAAGAAGGAAGATCAATACTATGAGAAAAATCAGTATCATCAGATGATGAATTTGGTAATACTATTATAGATGCAGTTAATGGTGGATGTGCAGTTATTGATGCGGATGCTAATTCAGAAAATGATATTACGCTACTTTTAAATGAATGTGATACTACAGATGCAGATATTGAAAACACAATATCAGTTTTAGCAGAATTTGTTAATTCTATTGGCACAAATGACGATGTATACGCAGTGCTTTGCGATCCATTAGTTATATACCATGATGACGTCACAGAACTTGATATTTGAGATGATCCAGTATGCATATTAAAAATAAAACTACCAGAGCCTTCAGTAAGGTTTGGTGTATACATTCGCACTCGTTCTATACCTGCATATTCATTGTTATTGTTTGCACTAGTGCCCCATAAACTTCGTTTTAAAAATATTCTGTACCATCGATATTTATTGGCATTTGCAAATGCTAATGTACGAGATCCGGCGACGGTATCAGATGCTGCATGCAGACCGCTCCAATTAATTCCATCATTACTACCAGAAACGCGTGGTGCTTTATGTCGAAAATTAGAATTATTGCTTTGCCATCTTAAAAATACTTCAGATATTAACACCGGGTCTTGAAAATCATGATCCCATGTTAAATCAGTACTGGTCTGATAAATGGTTGCAGCAGATTGTCCAAATCTGTTATTAGAACTGCCCCATCTAACTCTCCAGTCAGTACTATAAGAACTACCAATTGCCCGGTATCCGTAATTAGTACTGTAATGATGAGATGCAGTTACTCGGCTTGTATTTAATGCAAGTTCTGAAACAGTTCCGTAATCAATTACTTCAGAATCGCTAAATCCAGTAACTGTAAATGTACTTCCAGTGTGAAATGGTCCAAATGGCTCATCTACGTTTGCTAACAATCTCATACTAACTAATTGATTACGTGACAATGTGTTTGGATATGTTATATTGATTAACTGATCTGTTTCAGATGATGTGTTTCCATGCAGTATTGTTGTTTCACGAGACGATGTTCCTTGCATAGAACCAGAATTAGTTTTTTCGACTTCAACACGTATATTAGAAATTTGTGTCGGTGGTGTATCATTTACTGTAACTAATGCGTTATATACAGATCCAGTTTCAATACCATCAGATGTCAAATTATTTAAATATACACCAGTAGTATTAGATCCAGTATTAGCAGATGCAGTAAATTTATATGCACCAGGTTCAAATGTCAATCCTCCATACCATGATGATGTAAATGATTGAGTAAACAAATTATCAGCATTTAATGCGCGCATACTAGAATCGCTAGATGTTTGTTGACTACCAGTATGAAATTCAAAGTCAAAAGAATGACCTTGTTTATCAGTTGCCGATACACGTGTTTTGAAATGAGAAATTCCTAATGGTTCAATTACTTTTCCAGTAATTCGTAATCTAACTGCTGCACTTCCACTCCATATATCTCCTATCACATCTGCCTGTGTATCTGTTAATGTTGATGTTTCGCCGTATAATATAGTAGTTGTACGTGATGATGTGAATAGACTAGAACTGTATGGTGGAGCTTCTGCTTCTACTCGTAAATTTTCTATTTCTAATGGTTTACTTGCACTTACTACAAAATATAAGTTTTTAGTTCCATCTGCAGTCTCTCCATTTTCATTGGCTGGAGTATGAGTAACTTGACTAGAGAAAATTTGGAATTTCCAATAGCTTTCTACATCACCATCGTTACGATAAGAATATTCCAAAGATTCTGATATCCATGATGATGTGTAACGACTAACTATACGATGTCGCTCATCAGATCCGGATGTGAATGAATCTAATTGAGCTGATGCCGAATGACTAAATTTAATTGTAGTATTAGAAATACCAGATCCTCCACCATTACCACTATTTCCCATATAATATCTTATAGATGATGGGTGATTTAATGGACCTAAAGGTTCTGTAACTTGAGTTAATATTCGAAAACGTGTCACTGCATGTGGATGATAAATATTAGGTAATCCACTACCAGTCAATCGAGTTAACGTTTCTCCATATAATATCGATCTAGAAATTGCTCCAGCATTTGCTTCTATGGTATTTTGTACACCAACACCAGATTCACCATACGTTTCTGTTTCTATTTGATAATTAGTAATTTGAGTTACATCAGTATCTTTTACACGTAACTGTACATATGCATTTGAATTTACAGAACTAGATACATTTCCATTTTCACCAGTTGGGGCATGTGATAAAATAGGTTTAACATTGTATGTTGTTTGAGAATTATTAGCTGCTGTATATGCATGACCTGTCCATGATGATGTATATGATGTTATTAATCTTTTTTGTGCATCACGTTCTTGGAATGTTGTAACTGCAGTACTATTACTTACAAATGATAACGATTCTATATTAGTAATTGAGCCTCCATTATGTTGCTGCTTGTTTACAGATGATGGGTTATGTGCTGGACCTACCGGTTCAATTATTTTAGCACGTATACGTGTACGAGCAATAGATTGTGATGCAAATGCTGATGCACTTATATGAGCAGCAAAACTAGATGAATTTACAGTCAATGCTCTATTATAACCATATAACACATGACGAGTTTCTAGAGAAGCAGTACGTCCGGTTTGATTTAAAGTATTTGAAGCACTAAATCCAAAATTTTCAATTTCCAAAATTAAATCTGTTACTTGAGTTGGTGCAGTATCAAACACTTGGCATATTGCATTATCAAATGTCCCTTCTCCTGACAATCCATTTTCGTTAGAAATTCCAATTTGCTGAGTTGCTCCGGTCTTTGGCTCAAATACAAAGGATTCATTACCATTATAATTTCCGGCATTTAATGTCAATGATCGGCCAATCCATGATGATGTATAGGCTACAACAAATTCACTAGCAGCGTTATAATTAGATGAACTTAATTCAAAATTTGGTGATCCAGTATTAGCAGATAATGTAGACATATCACCATTCCATGTTGGTGTAACTTGCACTATAGCATGTGCTGGTCCTATAGGTTCTATTACTTTAAATTTTACTCTACCTCGCGATACCGAATGGGATGCGTAAATTGATGACGATGGATGTCCATGGAAACTAGATGAATCTGCTAATGTATGATGGTCATCGCCATATAATACTGTACGCATAGCTGAATGAGATCCAGAACTATCTGCTCCAGAACCACTATGACCATATTCTTCAATTTCAAATTTAAAGTCAGTTATTTGAGTTGCCGCAGTATCTGTCACTGTTACTACCGAATTCAATATTGAAGATGTATGAAATCCGCTATTATCAATTGGTGTATGTATAATACTACCAGATGAATATGACCATTCTGTACTTGAATTAGCTGCTACAGGTAATGCTTGCCCAATCCATGATGATGTATATGTACCTACAAATCTATGCTGGTCATCATATAAAAGACTAGAAGAATATACATGAGCTGAACTAGCACTAAAAAATATTTTAGAGCTTATATTTACCTGACCAGGAGCTGTCCATATTTTTTCAAATAAAGAACCTGTATGATGTGGTCCAAATGGTTCAATAATTTTAGCACGAATTCGGAATTGTGATACTGATTGTGATGCAAATAACGATGCACTTGGATGTGTAACAAAGCTCGATGAATTTGCAACCGTTGTACGATTAATTCCAAATAATACTTTACGTGTAGTTGCAAATGAAACAGAACCACTATATCCAGATTCTTCTGTTTCATATGATATATTACTAATTTGAGTAGGCGGTGTATTACTTACTGTTACTTCTGCATTCGTTGCTGCATCAACAGTTTGTCCGGCATTTGTATTTGTATTAAATGTTGGAGAAAATACGTACTTTCCTGGATTAAATTTAAATTCGTGCCATGAAGATGTATATCGTCCAACTAATCGATTTTGCGAATCATATGCAATTGTTGCAGATGATGTTTGAATTGATCCAGTATGGAATGCAAATGTATGAGAATGGCCACCTACATCAGATGAAATAATAGATGTGACATTTGTATGATGTGGACCGAATGGTTCAATAATTTTAGCACGTAAACGTAATCTTATAATAGATGCACTTATATATTCTGCAGATTTTGTAAATCCTTCTAAACTAGATGTTTCTGATGATAAAAATGTTTGAGTATGTCCATATAATATACTTGCACTTCGTTGATTGCTTCCAGTTGTAGTTAAAAATGATCCACTTTCTACCTCAACAACAATATCTGAAATTTGTACGTTAGGTACGGCATTAATAGTTAATACGCTATTTGGGTTACCAGATTGCATTTTAAAGTGATCATGATCACCATGTTCTATATAATTTACATTATCTAATTTATCAGAAGCGATGCCAAAATGAGTTGTTTGTGGTCCAAAAATAAATGGAGTAAATCCAAAGCTTTGTGTAACTGTTTGGATGGATGAGTCTATTGTTGTTGCATATCTGGATGCGGTATTTTGACTTCCACTAAATCTAAAATATTTAAATGTTTCATCTCCAGAATTGACAGAGGCATTACTACTACTCATAATTCTTACAGTAGTAAAATGTGTTCCGTCCGCAGAATATCCGGCCGGTTCATCTATTTTTCCTATAACTGAAACACGTATTAATGATGATGTATACATTGATGCGCTTACATGGCTATGAAAACTTGATGTATTTTCTAATGTAGTTAAATTATCATATAATATAGTTGTTTCATAATTATTAACGCCAATTCCAGTAAATGATCCAGATTCTACTTGCAGTTGCATATTATGAATACTAGCTGTAGTTGGTGGAACAATATCAACGTCAATTAATGCACTAGATGAATTAGTTTTTAAATTATTATCTTGAAGATATACTTCAAATTGTTCTGCATACGTTTTTACTGTATCTGCCTGCGTTTGACGTAAAGTATTGACCACATTAAAATTGCTAATACTAGCAGTAAACACTAATGACTCACTTGGCATTGCAGTAGCCTTAGGCCCCAAAGTGCCGGTATCTGGATCTATCGATCCTGATGCTATAAATTTAACATTACCAGTTGGATCAATTGAATGATGTTTTATTAACAATGAATAACTAGCGCTATCCGCGGTCACTGTAATTGGATCTTCTGTCAATCTACTAGCAGAATATATTCTAATAAAATCATTTTCATTTACGTCTTCCGAACCAGTTAATCTAAAAATACGAGTGGCTGTATTTTCATCATGCCCAAACGTTATAGTAGCTGTATTTGCAACTTCTATTTCTGGTGCGACATTTACAAATCCTTTAATAAAAATAGTAGTATAAACTAGTTCTGTTGCATCAGTACTTCCAGTATCAGATGCGTATACAAGATATCTATGCACACCAGGAGCTAAATCGTTTGTAAATGGCTGCAATCCATCTGGATCTCCTGCACCTGGAGTATTATCTGTTGCAGTATATGAACTTAATCCAGAAGATTGTAATTCTTTAAATGTATCAGTAATTTTTATAAATGAATAATAATTTGGCGTAAATGCCGCAGAATGTGTAGTTTGTATAAGTACAGGATATGCTGTTGCAGCTGCTTGGCCGGAACTTAATATAATAATTTGATCGCCGGAAGTAGGAGGTGATCCGGATATAGCAGAACCTGTACCTGCAAATAATTGTGCTTGCGCAATTCCAGTAAGTGCGCTACCATCTCCAGTAAATGATGGTGCAATAATATTACCAGTAGCTGTTATTGACTGTGATACTTCTAATCCACTTTTAAATACAGCTGTAGATCCTGATTGCACAAATAAACTACTAGTATAACGATGTTCGCCTGCCATTATATATTTTCCGGATTAATTATCACAGTTGTTGCTGCTATTTCAGTTCGCAATGAGGCAGTACTCATTGCTACTAATAAATATTGATGTACCCCTGTACCTAGAGTTTGTGTCAATGAATTAACTGAGACTAATCCATTTTGAGTTCCTACATAATCTGACACTTCTTCATAGCCACCTTCGGTCATTTTTAAAAATGTATAATGATTAGGAATACCTGATGATGCAGATGTTGATAATAATATTTCATGTGATCTAAAAGGTTCATCGCGATTTGTGGTTTTACTTCCAGTTACCCATGGAGCAAATACTGGTATTCCTTCTTCAATTGATGCAGAGCCAATAAACAAATTAAATCCAGTATCTCCTGGGATGGATAAATTTGATCCATCTCCAATTAATTTTGTCGCAGTAATTGCATGTGAACTATTTATACTACCATTAATATTTATTCCATTTTTAAATACGGCAACTGATCCAGATTGAGTAAATAAAGAACTTGTAATATTGTGTTCTGCAATGAATACAAATGGAAATGGTGTGGTTGGAATATAATCTGCAGTATATCCAACTATTGGCGCACCTCCTTGCAAACTATGTTGATCAACCCAATTGCTAGAAGAAGGTGTATCTGATACCGAGCCAGTATAAAAATGAAGACCAGATTGTGTACCTACCGAACCTGTTAAATATGCTCTTACATCATGATATGACCATCCTCGGTTATATTGCATTATAGTTGCTAACCACCCAGTTGCAACTGGGGTCGCGGCACTTGTTCCATCGAAATGCCGATCCATAGATTTAGTAGCAAATCCTGTATAACTTGAATCTGATCTAGAAACTGGTATTAGGGTGGATGTTCGCAAAGGACTTAGTATGCCAAAACCAGTTTTTGTCATATCTTGGCAGCATGCTGCCAATGTTGCATCAGCTGGCATGTATAAATCTACTCCAGGTCCTTTACCGCTATAGATTGCAACTCTTTCTTTACCAATTGATCCAGTAGTATAAAATCCTAAGTTTCCATAACTTGGTGTTTTGGGTGAATTTGGGTTGCGTGTTTTTAGTCCATTAAATGGTGGAATTGCACCTGATATTGGATATCTAGCATTTGCTAAACTAAAACTACCAGTTTGTAATTCATTATCAAGGGCTCCAACTGTAATGCAAGGATATTTTACATCTTGCATACTATGAGATGTCCTTAACGCATAATTTCCATATTGATTTACGCCGGCATGTGCAGGAAATCCTCGTCGATTAATTGATGGTAGGATATCCAATAGATGGGTACCTGACTCATAACCAAATCTATCTCCATATGGATCATCTGAAGATGCTGATTCTTGACTTACTGAATATCTATTATCAAAATTTGAGTCTTCAGGTCTAAAAATATGTTGATGTTGATTTCCATTGGCAGAACAAAGAAATATTGGACCAGGTTGAACGTTGCCATCTGTATCTGTATACTCTTTTAACATTTCATCACTTGCCACGGTAAATTCGGTAGGAAAGAATTCTACGCAATACTTGAACATTGAGCTTAATGCAAAACGTGGAAATGTATTTTGTACACTTATTTGATTACTAGGATCAATTCCACCACTAACAATATTTTGAAATCGAAAATGTGATGCAGATGTTGCATTCATTGCTAGATTATTTGATAATGGGCTAAATCTAGTAGATTTTAAACTCCAACTATTTGATAAAAGAGTAGGATTTTTTGTTCCAAATTTTATATTTTTAGGTTTAAATTGATGAAATATTCGTATCATGTCGGCAAATATTACTTGACTGGAGGGTTGCCATCCACCTCCAAATGCATCAAGAGCTCTTTTACCGTGTAAATTTATAGTCCACTTATTAGAATTGTATGCCCAACCTTGAGTTCTACCATATGCTAATGCAGCACATGGTGTTCCGTGTGTAGCATTATCATGAAGAGGAATTTTTTGACTACCGTAGGCTGCTTCTCTTTTATAGTTGACCAATCTTTGTAATATACCTAATGACGCAGAAAATGGAAATTGAGAACTACGCCGGCCGGTATCAGTATTCATGGATACTAAGTCGCCAGCAGGAATTCCTCTACCCCACCAATTTTGAGCTACTGACTCAACAGGAACTCTAGTGCCATCAAATCTAGTTGTTAATCTAGTACTAGGTTTTGCATTAAAAAAATCTGGATCTAAATAATATGGGCCATCTAAAACAATATCTAATATATCAGAATATCCACTTCCAGAATAAATATTGGTATCTCTTAATGCATTACCTCCAATATAATCTATAGGATTCACTGCATTTGTAACTCCGGTATTAATAAATTCAGTATGGCCGGCCCATACGCCCCCATCTACAATAATTACATCTACATCTTCTCCAGCGCCTTTTTGTTTTTGTCGCGACGTAATTGGTTCATTAAAATCTGTATTTGATTCAATCCATGGATTAATTTTATGCATCGGTCTTTTAAGCTGCCATGTTGCTTGATTGGTTGATGTTCCAGTTAAATTAATAAACGACGATGAATTTGGTATAAAAAGGCCATCTTTACCATGTTGTACAGTATAGGTGTCTCCATCAAAATCAAAATCTTGTAGCGCTGTAACTGTAAGGTTAATCTTGTAATTTGACTCAAATACTCTTTGATAGTTTTTTATTGGTAAGTCATATCTATTTTTTAAAGTAGCTGTTGTACCATCTAGAATGGGACCAGTTTCTTCTATTTGTTCTGGAGTTCGTTCCCATGAACTAGTTTCTTCTGCTGTCGTTGTTTGCACTCTATACGATTCATGCATATATACAATTCTTGGATCTGCTCTTAACGACGCTGCCTCTTCATCTGTTAATTGAAATTCTCCTCTAGTTCCGCTGTATTTTATGTCAAGTTTTTGTTCAATTTGCCGAGCGGGTTCTTGTAATGTTTTTGCTGTAGGTTTAGAATCGGCCGCGGATGTAAGAGAATTTTTTAATTCGCGGTATTGAGCTGGAGTATGTGTTCCTAATGCATAAGTTTTTATTGACATACATCTTACATTTTTCTAATCATTGCTTTAATAATGCCGCCGTATAAATTTGTTTCTAATGACTGGGCAATTATTTTACCAAAAAGTTTTTGTTCATATATATGATCTGGTTGTACAGCTTTTCCATAACCTAATCGATCACTTGTTATAATATAATCGCCTTCATGTATAGGACCATCTACTAAAACAGGTTCGGCACCTAATATAATTGGATAATCACTACCAGATGATACTATACCCATAACTAAAGGACTAGCTTGCTCATTGCATGGTACCAATTGACCGGCTTTTAAGACCAGTACAGTACCTGTTTGTAGTTTGCTTATATCTTTAGTTTCTAGATTAATTTCATGTATTCCACCAAAGAAAGTATTGGTCGCAAATACTGCATTCCATTTTTTATCAGCTGTACCTAAAGTATACTCATCATCAGTGTCAGGCTTTACATCGCTACCTATATTTTCTAAATCAGTACCACCACTTACACCACTACCTCCTCCGCCGCCATAGCTTCCGGTATGAAATATTTTTCCGGATGTGGTATCATACATTAATGTTTTAAGACTAGCATTATTATTAAATGAAGAACTAAATATTAATGAACTACTACCACTTATATCACCTGATGATGTTATCGCAGTAAATATATGATCAGAGCCAGATATTATTCCTCCCCCAATATTTTCTTGCACTTGGGATCCAGAAATAAATCCTTGATTTTGCCATGAACCTGATATCGCATTTGCAAGTTGGGCCGAACCTGATATTAAAGTGTTACCTAATTCTGATTCTGTAGTTGTTATTCGTGTTGAAAACGATGCACTATTATTTGTTACTCGAGTTGAAAATGATGCACTATTATTTGTTACTCGTGTTGAGAAAGAACCACTATCAGATTTTAAATTTGCTACACGCGTTGAAAAAGAACCACTATCTGTTTTCAATGCAGTTACTCGAGTTGAAAATGAGCCACTATCTGTTTTCAATGCAGTTACTCGCGTTGAGAATGAACCGCTATCTGTTTTCAATGCAGTTACACGCGTTGAAAATGATTCACTTACATCACCTATTGCTCCAGATATTTCAGTTTTAATTTGACTCGAACTACTTAACGCTCCTTCAAAAATACCATGAAATGACGGTGCATGTACACTTCCTGTTATTAATAATGAACCAGTAAATTGATGAGTAACTTCTGATGGCATTGATCCAGAACCAAAAATAGTCGATCCGGATCTTACTATAATATTATCTTCAAATAACGCTAAACCGTTATAAGCAAAAGTTCCATTTACTCTTGTACTTTCATTGACAAGCAATTGTGAGGCTGTTATTCTGGATGATGATATGTTAGAAAATACAACATTTGAAGTTACATTAACAGCTTGGCCAGTATTACCTTCTAATGATTCAATACGAGATACAATTGATCCACTATCTGTTTTTAATCCAGTTACTCGCGTTGAAAAAGATCCACTATCAGATTTTAATCCAGCAATTCTTGTTGAAAAAGATCCACTATCAGATTTTAAATTTGTTACACGCGTTGATAATGAAGCACTATTATTTGTTACTCGCGTCGAGAAAGATCCACTATCAGATTTTAAATTTGCTACACGCGTTGAAAAAGAACCGCTATCTGTTTTCAATGCAGTTACTCGAGTCGAGAATGAGCCACTATCAGTCTTTAATCCAGCAATTCTTGTTGAGAATGAACCACTATCTGCAATAAGATTTGATGCAATTATATCTCCGCTAGCGCTTATATTACCTGAAGATGTTATATTTCCAAATAATACATTACTTTCTATTGTTGCTTTAGTTCCTACAATAACTCCTAATGCAGAAATTGCTGTTGAATTGCCAAGAGATTGTAGCTGATTTGTCGACAAATTAGCTGTATTAGTTGTTATTTGATTTGAAAATGATGCACTATCTAATTGTAATTCGTTAATATGCGTTGAAAATGATGCACTATCAGATGTTAAATTGTCAATACGAGTTGAAATTGAACTACTATTGAAAGTAATACGATTTGATAATGAGGCGCTAGTAGCTGAAAATGCTCCAGATATTGCAGATGATAATTGTGATGATGCTGTGACAAATAAAATGGCTGTACCATCTCCTGCCGCAAACTTACCATTTTCTGTCTGTACTAACTTTTGGTAACTTTCTTGTATAAATTGGCCTGATAAATCTTCGAGAGCCATCTACATAACCTTATTTTTTATATAAACCTTTGAGAACACCTTTTATAACGTCTACACGATTTGTTTCAGTCAATGGTTTATATCTCGTATATGTCGCAACTATTTTGTTTATTCTATCTTTTTTAACACTTAAATTATTAATATTTATATTTTCACGTACTAATAATTTTAATATATTTTTAACATGATCAACTTCTTGCTCTGTTATTATTTGTTTTACATTTGATACTTTAACTTTATTTTCTATCATGATAGGTCGATTTTGAGACTGCACTTCTACAGTTACTTGTTTACTAGCTTGTATATCAAATTCAGATTTCCATGGCGTAAAATATGTATCTTCTGCAATGACTTCTAAACGTATATTACCTTTAGAACTTTCATCAATTAATCCTTTTAATTTACGAATAGGAATTTTACATTTTCCTTCTGCAGAAATTTGTCCATTAAACATTAAACTATATTCTGACGTTTCTACTACTAATCTAGCAGTTGATTTTTTTAAACTTGCGCCTTCTATTTTAATATCACATTCAAATAGTTCTGTCTTATCTGTGTATAATTTATACATGTATATTCTCCACTGTTAAATCAATTCCTAATACTTCTTTTACTACCAATTCACAATCTTCTGCGGTTACTTTAATATTATCACGAATAGTTTTTTGTCCAGAATATGTCTCAATTCCTTTTACTTTACAAACTAATTTAATAAATCGTTTTTTATCATTATCTGATAATTGTTCTACATTCCATGAAATTTCATCACCAGATGCTCCTTGAACAACAGATAATACAATTCTGACATCATCCCAAGTATATTTAGCTCCTTCTGTTGGTGCTTTACTCCATTTAAAATCAGCTTTACTCCATGTTATTTTATCACCTAATGCCATTTTATATAAATATACTCATTAATGATAACCATTCAATAATTCTAACAAATCGTCAATTGCACCATGTCGATGTGAATCTTCTAATACAGTTTTATACACATATTTTGAATTAGTAAGTTTTGACATATCATGATATGCAGAATAATTTTTATCCTTTAAATCAATTTGATACGAATCTCCACAAAAGATCATTTTAGAATCTTTACCTAAACGGCCAATAGCCATGGCTAATTGTGATCTAGTAAGATTTTGAAATTCGTCGACAATAACAACTGCATTATCAAAAGTACGTCCACGAAAATGCGCCAATGAGCATAATTCAATTTTTTCATCACGTTCCATAGTTTCTAATTTATCTGGTTTATTATATACCTTTCGCATATTAGACCGGATAGGTACTAACCATGGTTCCATTTTTTCTTTTTCCGAGCCAGGTAAAAATCCATTATCTTCTGTTGCAATTGTTGGTCTAGTAATTACTATTTTATCATATTGCCGTTTAAAAAATTGATCTAATGCTATTTGAACTGCTAACAAAGTTTTTCCAGATCCAGCTTTACCTACAATGAAGTTAAATGGATGTTCTAGAATTTCAGCTTTTGCTATTTTTTGTTCTTCTGATAATGATAATGAAAACTTAACTGCACCTTTTGGTGGAGTTTTTTCTGTATTTGCCTTTGCCATCGCGTGACCCTTTTTGTTAACTTATTTATATATAAATATTATATGCCAGTGAAAGAGCCGGTTTAATCCGGCTTCACTAACAACTAACAACCCATTACTTGCTCTGCTACCATTTGTCTCCAATTTGGAAAATTCATTTGACGAATTCTAATTGCTTTAATTAATGAACGGAAATTTAATTCAACAGCATCAAATTTCTTAAATGCAGATTTCAATGCACTTAAAGCTTCTTTTTTAATTTTCATATCATTAATTTCTGGTTCAATTACCGGAAGTAAATCAGTCATTCTTTTTAACATTTGATCCGGAGTTAATGTTATATCTAATACAAATGCACGACTACGTATTGCACTATCTACTTTTTGAATTGGTAAATTAGATATAAAAATTATCTTACCAGTAAAATCAAATGATCTAGGAAGCGCGTCACCATCTCTATCCTTAAGAGGTTTAGCTGACATCCAACTAATAACTCGTTTATCGTAACTATCTAAAGCTCCTTTTAATAGGTTAACACCATCTGAATCTTTAAATACTGAATCACAATCATCAAATATAATTAATTTATCACTATTTTCAAATAATGTAATAAACATACCTGCTGCAGTACAACGGCCTTTTACATGAACAAAATCAATTCCTTCTTCAAATCCTACTTCATCTAATGTTTTTGTAATATTAAATGTCTTTCCTAATCCTGGCATTCCGGTTACAACTAATGATGGAGAAACTCCGGCTGCTACCATTTTTGTCAAGTTATTCATATCATCAAACATTGCCGATGGACGTTTCTTTTCTTGGAAAGTTTTAAAATTCATTTTCATGTTTTTGGTTTTTTGGTTTTTAGCTATACGCATATCTCTATCTTTTAATTACTTATAATTAAAGATAAGGAAAAGATCTCACGCTACCAAATCTTTTTACAGCTTTTTTTAAAAAAGTCCAAAAAAAAACCCTCCAAATTAGGAGGGCTTTCAATATTAAATTAATTTAAATACTATATAGTATCTAAACCAGCTACGAATACTTTACCATAGAATTCAGGTCGAACCATTTTCTTAGCATATCGAGTCATAACACCTTTACGTGGCGTAAAGTTATCTGGATCATATACTAATGGAGTCATGATTAACGGAATATATGGAGAATAAACAGCACCTGTTTCAAGGAACTGAGATCCACGGTATCCTAATAATATAGTATTTTCAGTCATATATGGATTTTTATAAACTTGGAATCTAGAATTAATAGATCCAACTTTTTGTACACCCATTGCAAACTGCATTTTATCACCATCTGTATCTGCAGCATATCCTGGAATTGATTCTAAGATAGTCGCAATAGTTGGAGAACATACTAGGAAGTTAGCTCCACCTCTCAACGTTAATTGGTGAATTTTATTTGAAACTTTTTGTATTTTAGTTCCTAAAGTCTGGAACCAAGTTCCTTGGTTATATGCTTGAGCCGTTGCATTTGATTGATTAAATGTATTTGATGCGGCATCAAATTCAAACCCAATTTTTGCTGACCATCTATCAACAGTTTGAGCATTTTGAATTAACATGTCTAAAATTTCTAAATCAATTTCTTGCGAAACATATTCAGATAACATGCTAGTCAATTCTGCTTCTGCATCAATTGAATGATACGCATTTAAATCTTGAGCAAATTCTGGAGTCCATACAGCTTTTAACTTACGAGTTTTGGCTACAATGGCTTCAGATCTCATTTCAAGATTAATTTCCGGAATATCTAACTCAGTAGAGCCATTTGCAAATTCGCCCGGAGCTTGATCTTCAAAGTCACCTCTAGTAATATCATTAGGTTGTTTAGCATATGCTACTTCAAATCCATCAACTGCGTCACCTTGCCAACTAGTTGCTGCTCCTACCTGTGCTAAGAACAATGCATGAGATTTATTAGGTGTTACTCTAGTAAACTCAGGGAATATTGTTGTTACACCTGATCCGGATAAGTTCCAACCTCTAACGCCATTCATATCTGGAGTATCTAGACCACCGGATGGAATTGCAATTACAGAGAACAATCGTGCATTGTTAACAGCCGATGCTGAAAATTCTGCATTATAGTTTGTAAACAAGTCAAATTGTGCTTGAGTTAATGAAGTAAGTTGAGATGTAAATGCATCAGTGATAGGATTATATGATCCAGTAGATGGAGCTGCTCCACCGTACTCACCTAAATCATCGAAGTCTTTATTAACATCATTAATAGTATATCCAAAACGACCAGGACCGTAAAGACCTTCAGTTGCTCCAGATGTACCTTTTTGACGACTTGTATCAGTTACACCAAATACAGAATCTTTTTGTGACTCACGACCTTGGCCTGTTAAAAAGTCATTACCTGATTCAGTGTTACTAAATCCTGCAGTACCTTGAGATGTACCATATTTAAAGTCTAGATAAAATATCAGACCTGATGGTAAGTTCATTGGTTGTACAGATACAAAATCTTTTGCTGCAATTTCAGCAAAAATTCTACGAACTAATGGTAGAGCAACTCCTGCCCATTCTTCACCATTCTTTGCAGTATTTGTAGAATTTGCTTCTGACACCAATTGCTTGGCTTGATTCTCTAAAAGAACCGCCATTCCTTTTCTTTCAACCTCAGTTGACATACCTTCCAATAGACCGGTCTTTTCCCACTTACGTTCAAGTGCAATTGCCGCGGCATTTTGGTTGGCTTGGCCATTTTGAGGTAATAATGAATTTATATTCATTTTACATTTCCTTTTTACAGATTAGCTAATTTTTTCCATCTGGCTGTCAAGTCATTACCTTCAGAAATTACTTTCTTAGGTGCTGTTGAACGGCTAGGTGTCGAAGCATAGCTTTCTTTGATTGATCTTTTTGTTTTACGACCAGTTAAATTAAATGACTCAGATAACGTTGCAAACACTAATTTTACTTCACGTATAGTAGAAGCTCTATCAAAGTTTTCAATTACTTTCATTTTCTGAGATTCATTCATTGAATGGTTTTTAAACAATTTGTTTGAGAATAATAATTTTGCATTAAGAAGATTAACTTCATTAATTTTGCTTTTTAAGAATCGAATAACGTTGTATGCTTCATCAAGGTCTTCTTTATCTTTCTTACCTTCTTCAACTTTTTCGTCATCATCTTTAGCTTCATCCATTTCTTTTTTGTCATCATCACCTTCTTCTTCTCTCAAAGCGCTGATAATTTCATCAATTGAAACGTCGTCGTCATCTTTAGCCTCATCCATTTCTTCTTTATCTTCAGCTTCTTTTAACTTTCCTTTGGCAGGATCGTCTTGATCAGATGAAGATGCTTTTGTTGGACTTTGACCATCGCCATTACCTAATCCAGTAGATTTAGAAACTTCTTCAAGTTCTTCATCTGCTGCTTCATTCATTTCAGATTCTAGCTCTGCGATGATCGATTCTAATTCTAGATCTTCCTCGCCGGCCATGTCTTCCATTGCTGGTTCTTCGGTAGGCATTTCTTCTTCAAAAGCTCTTCCTTCCATAGGCTCATCTTCCATGTAATCTTCTTCCATAGCTGGCTCTTCTGGTGCTACTGGTTCGGCTGCCATTTCTGGTTCCTCTTCCATTTCACCTTCTTCTTCAGCTAATTTAGCAGATAACATTGATTGGAGTCTAGGAGTGAATGCTTCTTCTAATGCAATTTTTGCATTTGCAAGTGCAGTTTCTCTTACGGCTTTCGCGTCTGCAATTGCTTCTTTTAATAAATCATTTGCCATGATTTCTCCTCTTATTTAATTTGGAAATAAGGCTATTTGAAGCCTCAATAGAAAGTACTATGTACTTATTTAGATATAAAGTGAGTGACCGATTATTGAAATACGGTATCGTTAACATTTATATATATGCAAGAATTAACAAAAACATTCAATTTAAACGTAAAAAAGTGCCAAAAGGCACAATTTTTACTAATTTTGATCATCTAGCCATTGAAAATATTTGGCTCGATCAACCTCCAATTTTCGCTTTTGGCCTTTAGATATAAAATGTCTACGATTTTTTAAATCTTCCATTTTACCAGATTCTTTTAATTCACGCTTAAAAGATTTTAAAGCAAAGTTAATATCTCCTTTAGGATATGTCTTTGTTGGTAATACTTTTACAGCAACACCCGCACCAGGTACTGCAGTTTTTAATGTTTTTTTTGTTTGCTTATTCATGTAACTTATTTATTAATTTAATTTAATACTTAATATATAAAATATAATTCATATATCAAAATTTATTCTTCAAAAGCAGGGCCTTTATCATCTACACCTGCAGTATAATCATCTTCGCGTAACGCTTCGCCCATTTTATAATAACGATTTAAAACAGTTCCCATATCTTCATATGCTGATTCTAATCGTTGTTGCATAGAACTCATTTCATTTGATGTCTTTTCAAATACTTTATAAGCCTCATTCATTTGTTTCATATGCCGTGATACAGTTACATTATCAAACCAATGTTCAGATTCTGAGATAGTTACTTTTTCGGCCTGTTCTACCACGCTTTGCAATGTTTTGGTGACCTCTTGTAGTCTACCATTACTATATACCATCTCACCTAACTTATGAAAATTACCTACCGCTTCTAGAAATGAATTTCGGTCATCTTTAGACATTTTTTGATCATCATCTTCGCCTAAATATTTTTCATTTAGTATATGTTTCATTAATTTATTTTCATATTTGTTCATTATAAATCTCCTATATCTGCAGAAAAGGTATCTCGCTTAGCTAAATTTTGTTTTCGGTCTAACATTTTTCCCATGGCTGCTATTTGTTTTTCTGCTCCTTGTAAATATCTAGCAACTTGATTCTGTAGTTGTTGATATTGAGGATCGCCGGTTTCTTCATCTTTAGCTTCCAATGCAGTTACTATTTCTTTTTCAAAATCTTCTACAGCTGTAAGTAACCCATTTGTTTGTTCTATAAAATATGCATAATCAATTGGTTCAGATTGTTCTTTTAATAAATCTTTTAGTTTCATTTAAAACTCCGTTATGATATCAGTAATAATTCGTTCTATGTTTGAAAATTTATTTATTACACCACCTTTTGATTCATTTACTGGTGATAAGAATGCTCCATGAGTAGATGGATTAGAAACAAAATCAAATGCAATTAATTCAAAATCAGGTTGTACTTCTAATGTATCTCCGCCTTCTCTCATTACTTCTTTAACTGATCCCATTCCTCTAGAGGATATACCTAACCGTATACCTGATTTAAATAATTCTTTTAAAATGTTGCCGGCAGGAGTTGGTAATACTTCTACAGTACCTACCAAATCATCTCCCTGCCATCCCATTTCACGGATATTATGTGACACATTTGCTAAATTGACTACTGATGAATCAGGGTGATCTAACTCTCCTAATGCACGTCGTTCTTTAATAAATGTATTAGCATAATTACCAGCTTCGCGCATTAACGTTTCTTTTGGATAAATTCTGCCATTTTGATTTTTAGCCTCAGCTCTTTGAAGTACACCTTTAACAATTAGCTTACCGTTATTTTGAGTTAACGATTCATTTATTTGTTGAGGTGATACCTCAAACTGATGATATTCTACTAGAAGCTGCTTATTCATAATTTATCCTAATTTTGTTTTCTTGGCATTGATGCATATGGCAATCTATCACCATCAAACGTTTGTTTTCCTTGTTCATTATGGAATGTATCTAAACCAGTAGTTGAAGTTGCAACAGATGCAGTCGTAGACGCAAATGTAGTTGATATTGCATTAACAGAACCTTTATTTACATTTGTAATCGTTAATACTTGTCCTTTAGAACTAGTTACAGCTGAAAATAATGTACCAGGTGCAATTGTATTTGTAAATCCGGCCACTAATGCAGTAGCTACTTGATCATTAATTGCATTTTGCCATTGATGAGCTAAAGATGATGAAAAATGTCCAGATGTACCTACTGGTCCTATACTTGATGCTGTTACAATACCATGAATTGATGATGGCACGGTAGGTGCAAAAAGAGATTGAGATGTATAATAACATCTAAATGTTTTCATTGAATCAACATGATTACGAGAAAAATCTGTTGTATTATTATACGCTTCAATATCAAAATATGCGCCATCAAGTGAAGAACCTGTCCAAGCTTGGTTTAATAAACCTGCAAATGTAAAAGTTGATACTTCAGCACTATTACCAGTTACAAATTGAGTAGATCCACCATAATTAGCAGCGGCATTGCTAGTAACAGATTGACCAGGTGATTGAGCTTCTTGAAGTATTATTGGATCATTCCACATTAATTTATTTTGTTCTTGAATAAATTTATGTTTACATGCATGAATACCTTTTGATTCTTTTAATAATTTATTTTCTGGCTGGCGCATAAAATCTTGCCATGTTAATGTATATTTCATCTTCTTCCTCTTTTATTTTTAGTAGCACTTATAAGTGGATGACCTACTGTTATTGTGATAATTCTTTTAATCTATTTGCTATACGCGTAATCCGTTCATTTATTTTTGCAAATCGTGTTCCGGTGGCTTTCCAAAAATGACCAGATTGTACTCCCATTTCTGTTTTTAAACGTAAATTATTATTAACAATTTTTTCCATGTTACCTAACATTTTGTTAACTTCCATTATACCTCTGTTAACTTTTTGTTGTGGAGTTGAAGTTGGATCTTTTTTAAAGTCGCGATATGTAATTTCTTGAAGATCTTCCATAGTTGCCATCATTTGTTTATACGCACTTTCAAAATGTTTTTCACTAGGTGCCGTTTTTTTATAATCAAATACTTCTGCGTTATTTTTTTCATCTTCTTTTTTACCAAAAGCTTTTGGTGTTCTAGGAGGACCTTCTCCGCCGTCCATATTACCAGTTACATTTGCTTCTTCTAAATCTTCATCTTCTTTATCTTTAACAGCCTTTTTAAAAGGTTCTTTTTTATTGCCATCACCGTCCATATCTAAGAAATCTGGTTTTGCTGCTTCATCTACTTCTTTATCTTTAACAGCCTTTTTAAAAGGTTCTTTTTTATTGCCATCACCGTCCATATCTAAGAAATCTGGTTTTGATTTTTTTGCTTCAAAAAATTCTTTCATTTCTTCTAATAATTTCATATTTTATCCTTTCTTAAAAAATGTAATTGAAGCTGATGCTTCGCCTAATACTGATCCAGAAATTCGTATTATGGAAAAATCATACAATTGACCTGTAGTAAGATTACCCATTGGTAATGTACCTCCGCCAGAAAAACTAGCAGTAATTGGCTGATCTCCTAAGCCATTTATAATAAATGGACCAAATCCGTATTTATCGCCAGTAAAGTGCACATCACCGTCAGTATAATTAAATGATTCAACGTATCTACCTGTCGGTCCTAGTCTATCATGTTGGCTTTTACTTGATGAACGCCAGCCGGCGTCTCCAGTCCAGTAGCTCATTATTTAGCTCCTACATTTTTAAGTTCATTAACTAATTCATAATAACGAAGCATTGTCAATACATCTTTATCTTGAATAGAATGTTGTTTATTCATTTTATTTAATAAATTTGCGACTTCTGTTAATTTAATACGTATTACTTTATTTGCAATTGATGATCTTAAAGATGATAAAGCTGTCTTTATTTTTATTGTCTCTGATAATACGTATTTTTTAAGTTTTATTGAATTTGTTACGTTATTAATATACTCACGTAACATACGTTTTTGTTCTTTATTTAACGATGAATACTTTGCATTAAATTTATCTACAACTAACTTAGATGCTAGTAAACGTACATCTTTATGTTGCGATGCTAGTTTTGGAGTTTCTTCCTTTTTCACCGGAGAAGTTTGTATATGCTCAACTAATGCAAATTTACTAGCCATATATTCCGCGGGATCATCTGCCTGTGCGTACTCAAATATTTTATATGTAGATGCATGTACTTTATAATTTATAATACGTGATTTAAAAAACTCATCTAAATTATATGTAGATTTTAATTCTTTAATTAAATTATATTTATTCCTACGTAATATAGAATCATTTAATGATTGTCTAGTATTTATAACAGCGTTTAAAAATTGACTAGCATGTGATTCATTTACAAATGTTTCTTGAGAAATTGTACGATATAATTTTAATTCTTTAGATAATTCAGAATCAGAATTAAAATGCTTTTTAATTATATGTAATGCTTTAGAGTTTCTGTTATTCATGGTATCTGATGCTACTTGCCGTACTAGTAGTTCAAATACTATTCCAGTATTTTTAACTTTTGAATGTTTTATTCGTTTCATGAAATTACGCCTTGTATAAACATACTTTTTAATAAATATGCTATTATTTTAGAAATCGATAAATATTATTCATCTAATAATTGAGACTCATCTAACATAGTACCTGAGTCTATATTTTTATCCTCAGATAATAAAGTTTGTTTAATAATTTTAGATGATTTCATTGAGTCAATTAATGAATTAATTTGTATATTTTCTGTACTTAATGGCGATCCTCCACGGTATTGATGCTGTAATGGAGATTTATCTGTAGCTAATGATGTGTTTAAAGATTTTATTGCTAATGGATCTCGGCCATGAGGTGAATCATGCGTTCCCCATGTCTGATGATTTTCTGGTCGGCCAGGCCCAGCCACATGTTCTTGTTCCTGTCCAGGTAATAAACCTCCTTTATTTGCAACATGCATTGATGCAATATCATGAGGCGTTCCAAAAGATTGATTAGTTTTTTGCGGGTCATTACCTTCTGATTTAATCTGTTCTTTTCGGAAGTCTTGTTTAAGATCTTCAATGACTTGTTCTTGTTCGGATGTCCATTCATGTTGACTTAATCCAAATACATTTTCATATATCCATCTTTGAGAAAATAAATTTGATTCTTTCATATTTGTAGCCAACCCAATTTTACTTTCTAATACTTCTATTTTCTGTTTTTCATAGATAATTGATGGATTAGTTAATGATAATTCAAAATTAACTAAGTCGGCATCTTTATAACCTTGAGTATATAAATGTACAATAGCAATTTTAGTTAATTCTGAAACAAATATTTTTTGTATACGTTCTATAGTTCTTGCAAATCGCACATCTTCTGCTGCTAATGTTGCTTTACCTTCTACTCCTTCATCATAACCTAAAAATGCTTTAGGTATTTTTAATGCAGCAAATAATTTATTTTTTAAATAATCAATATCTTCTATCTGGCCTTCCGATGACATTCCTGGTAATGCTTCAATCGATGTACCAGATTCGCCGCCTCTAACTGGCATAAAATAATCCTCAATCATATTTTGCATATTAAATTTAAGATTATAATCTCCAGTCTTTTCATCAATATAAGGAACTTTTTTCATTTTATTAACAATTCCTTGAATATGATTATCAACTTCAGCTGGTGGTATATTACCTACATCAATTTTAAATATTCTACGTTCTGGTGCTCTCATTATACGATGAATTAACATTGCATCTTCCATAAGAGTTAATTGTTTAAAAATTTTACGAGCTGGTTCAATCATTGATTTACCGTAAGGTAAGAAGTTTGTATCAGATAATAATCTGAAATGTGCTATTTCAAATGGTTGAAATTCTTGCATTGGTCCGCTTTGACCAGGCTGAAAATTATGCGTACCACCGCCATGAGTATTTTGTAATTTAAATTTATATGCATAAGGATTGTTTTCATCAAATCCTTCTTCTCTGATAATTTCGTATGCAGATAATGGCATTACATTAACAATACCTACTTCTTCTTCGATATCTAAATGTAAATAAAAATCACCATATTTACATGCGTTTCTAATCCATGGCCAAAGATTGTAATCAATATTTAATATATCATAAAATAAATTTCTTAAAATTTTTCGTATATCATCATTTTGCGATGTAATAGTTAACGTGTCACCATCTGCATCTTTTACTGTTGATTCATCTGCATAAATATCTAATGCTGAAGATAATATAGGATCCATGTCCATGCCTTCATAATCAGTAAATAGTTCTACTTTTGATGTATGAAATGTTTGATTTTGATTATATGTACCATAACCAGGCATGCCTCGATGTACGCCAGAAAATCTATCTACGTATCTTTTATTATTTAAATTTCCTGAAGATTGTAAACGATTTGTATCAACCGCTTTTAATCTATTTTTTGAAATTCTACGTACGACTACGTTAGTTGCAAATAATCTACTTAGTCGTGCTCTTAATGAAGTATCTGTCATATTTTACCTATATAAATAAATATTAGAGTAGCCATTTTAAATCGTTATTTTCTTTATCGCCACTATTCCATTGCCATTCTTTTGGTGTATCTGTTCCGGAAGTATATACTCCTTGTGATTTTCCAAAATGTCCCAATGCTTTTCTATTTAAATCTATTCCTTGTTGTTGTAATCTTAATGCAGTATCACGCATCCATAATCCGGTTGAAAATGCCATTACTAGATCATCATTATAACCACGAGATGCCTCTGCTCTATGGCCTAACCATATAAATGTAAATAGTTCATCAATTAAACGCTTTGAATGTACTATTGGTGTTTTATCCCTAAAATACGTTTCTAGTTTTGATATTACTAATGGCCGAGTCCTAGATGTCATTGAAAATCCTGGAACTGTCTTTGATTTATCTTTTAAATCATATCCTTTACGTAATTGTACATCTTCGTCTACATAACCATCTTGTTTATATGAATAATATAAATTTGAATATCCTTTATCTAAAGCCACTTGTATAGTTGCCCATCCAATATTTGCATTTTCAATTACTAACAATGCATTATTATATTCTGTTGCAACGGCCACTAACATGTTACCATATTCAGTCGTGCCAATCTTTCCTTTATATTCTGCAACTTGATGGCATGATTCTATATCAAATATATGAAATGCAGAATAATCTGTTGAATCGCCACGTGCTACATCAGCTACAACCATATATTTTTTGTTGTAATCTGCATATTCCCATATCCAAAAATTTGAATCAAATCCTCGTTTTTCTAAAGGATCTTTAACATGTGTATCAGCATACCATTGCAATACTTCGCCATCAACAACAGTATGCCCAGATGAAATAAAATCACAATCACATTCTTGAGCTGCACCCTTTTCTCCCAATAATTGAGTTTGTTTAGCTCTCCAATTATCATCTCGGTCTGGATGTACTGTCCAATGTAATTTTATTGTATTAAATTCTCCACCAGCTTCGGCATTAACCCATTGACGGTGAAACCAATTACCAACACCATTAGGAGTTGATAATGCTATACAATCACCACCTGTTGCTAGTGTTTGTTGAGCGGCCGTCCATATTTCATCAATACGATCAATGAAAGCAGCTTCATCAAATATCAATAATGATAATGCTTCAGACCTACCAGCGTCACCTTTAGATGAAATTGCTTTAATTTGAGAACCATTTGCATATCGTAATGATAATTTATTATCCTCTAACGTTTTACCTTTTAACCAATTAGGTAAATTTTCATTCATTACTCGTACTTTGGTTACAAGATTTTTTGCAACGTCTTGTTTTGTTGCAATTACTAATACATTAAAATCTTCACGAAATATCATTTTCCATAATGCATAACCTGCTGTTAACGTTGATATACCTAACTGTCTAGATTTTAGAATAATATTATATCGGTGGTCTTTTAATTCTTCTAATGATTTTTCTTGAAAGGGGTATAAATTAAAAAGCATTTTACCTCGTGTAGGATGCTGTATTATGCAATACTTGCGCATAAAATGTATAGGGTCTTGTGAACACCGTTTGTATTCATCACCAATAATTTCTTTAAGAGATTTTTTTACTGCCATTATTTTAAATATAATAAATTATTTGCAATATTACAAATTATTTCTTAACTCTTTTTTCCATGGTCCGGCCACCGAAGTAGGCACCGATGACAGTTATAAGTACTAATTGAAGTAAATCTGTCCATTTGTCTTCTACATTAAAAGCTATCATACCTGCATCAATAAATATCATAAGTACAGTTGATACAACTAGAAATATAAGAACTAATGGTCGTACATTTTTTGATAACCAAGAATCAGAATTCATATCTGATTTCCATCTATCAGTTATATTCTGTTCCATTTTTGCTTCATGCGATGCAATTAATTCTTGCATTTTACGTTTTGCTTCTAACTTTTCAGCTTTAGTAGTTGTTAGGTTATCTAATACTCCGCCTACACCTTTTACTAACTCTGAAGCCCCTCCAGAAAATATTTTATTCAATATACCCATATTGTTCTTTTATTAATTTAGTAACTTCTTTACGTATTAATTGAGACATTTCATCTATCTGTAATTCTACATCTTTATCTGCAGCACTCACAGCTGATTCCATTTCTGATTGTAATTGTTTTTTCTTTTTAGTCATTTGTTTTAATTTAGAAACCATTTGTTGTTTTTTAACACCGTCAGCCTTTGCATACTCAGCGCCCATTTTTTTCATATCTGCAACTAGGTTGTCAAATTCTTTTCCAATTTTATTTAATGATCTATTTTTTGCCATTGTCAGTCTCCGCAAATTGATTTCTAATATCTTGTTTTAATTTAGCATAATCATTATCTATTTTTTTAATAAATGTAGATATATCCATTTCTCCAAATTTTCCATCTGCATTTTGATAATATGTTTCTTTTGTTTGAGCTTTTAATATTTCAACTTCTTTATCAGTATCTGCAAACCAGGCTTCGGCGTTTTGTGACATTATTTTATGTTCATACAATTTCCACGCATCCATTCCTTGATCTTTTATTCTTCGTTCTTCTGTTAGTACACAACCAAAGCACATTTTACGTTTAAACCAAAATTTAAAATTTAAACGCTTTTCTTCATTTCGCATTTTGCAATTACATTTAGGACATTTTTCTGGAACAGCTAATGCAGATTGTATTGATGTTAAAATAGAATTTTCTGGTTCTCGTGCTTTAAATCCATCATGCTGTGTAACTCGAGTCCTAATACCTTTAGCAGATGTTTCAATCCATATTTTTGGTTTACCATTTTTGAATCGTTCTATAATATCATTATTAGGTATGTTTGTTTTTGTAGAACCAGTGTATATGCTTTTTTTAGTCTGAGATTTATGAGTCCCGGCTAATAATTCATTTACAGCTTTTATATTTTGTAACTTACTTGACATATTATCTTTCTCTCTTTGATAATGCGGCGCGGACAGCTCTTATTACTACACTTTCTTGGCCTTTAAGATTTAATTTTGTAATAAGATTATGCAAAAATTCAATTTGTTGAGATTGCGATTTACCAGACATGCTTGTTGCATACTGATTTAAAAATCTATCAGTTTTAGTTGCTAATGTACGTCCGCCTAACTCAGCTTCAGCAACTGGCTCTTGAGAGTCTGGTTCTAATGCATCTTTTGGTTTTAACATTGATATCAAATGCATTTTAACTGCATTACTACCACCAGAAATTGCGTTAATTACTTTAATTAATCCAGCTGCTTGTTGTTTTGGAGATCCTTGTCCTAATGCCCGTTTTAACATTTTAACACCAGGTTGCTTATCTATTACATCAGTCCCTTGTTCAACACCTGGTACAACTTCAACTTCTTTGAGAGACTCGCGTATTTCTTTACGTATTGTTTCTCTTAATTTGGATTCATTCATAATGTCCTTTATTTTTATATAAATATACAGTTATTACTTAGTAAAACCTTTATCCATTGCAAAATTGGCTCTACTAAATTCTACTCGGTCGACAAATTTAACTCCTTGGCCAATATGATCAACTGCCACATACCCCTCTGGGGCTGTCACTCTTAATCCGCCCTTGCCATCATCTACAAAATGTTTTGTATTATATACTGCATTATTATATTTTTTAACAAATATTAATTTCGCATCTGCTAGTAATTTTGATACTATAAATATATTTAAAATATCTTGTTTTCTTTGTTCTAACATTGCCATTTGCTCTTGTTTAGCTGCAGTGGCCTTTTCTATTCCGCGATCTGATTTTAATTTTGCTATCTTTTTATCAGTCCGGAGTTCAAACCATTTCTGAAAAGCTTTATATGATATAGCCGCATTATCAACAAATTGTCCGGTTTTTATTTCTTGGTTAAGGTATATGTTTAACAATGAACTTGGTAGATTATCATAATTTATTTTTATTGAATCAGCCTTTTTAATCATCATAGCAACTTCCTTTGCTTCAGATGCTGTTAATGTCACTATACCAGTAGTATCTTTAAAGAATGCATCATCAAACCATACATTAGGATTACGTCTTAATCCGCTAACATCGGCTCCAAATGATGCGCCGCTATCTAATGATCGATACGTTGTATGAAATACTATTCCTAATTTTGCAGATCTTACTTGTCTTCCTAATTCAGAATCTGCATCTACTGCATATGTTATTGTATTTGGCCTAAAAGAATAATGTTTTTTACCGTCAATATTTGTAGATTTTAAAATACTTTTATCAAACATAAAATCGCCTTGCAGTATATTTTTAATTCCTAATGCAGGTAAATATTCTAAAGCTAATTTTAATTTATCAGCTAATCCTTGTGCATGGCCATGATTTAAATCTACATCTTCTGCTGTGTAGTTAATCTTAGGTTCTTTATTAAAGATGGACTTTGTTCCTACAAAAAACTGTTTATTATCCGGATTAATTCCTGCGAATATGGCTGGTGCACCATCCCATTTAACTGATGTATTAACTTTTGCATCACTATTTCCTTTAAGATTTTTTAACATTTCAATTAAGAATGATCGAGCTGTTTTATATCCTTGAGCTCCTTGAGTTAATATCAATTCTTCTAAATGCGTTAAATGAGTATTTGCTTTAGCTTCGGTTAATAATTCTCCTAACTGGTTGGTCCACCATTCTTTAGTTAATTCTTGTTCTTTTGGTGGTATACGCATTTTCATAGCAGATCTTCCATTAATTAATAAATCACCCTTTTCACTCCAGCCAATTGTTTTTACAACTACTTTTTTATTTTTAAATCTACCCATCATTACAGTATCGCCTATATTAATAGGAAGATTTATATCTTCTTTTAATCCTGTAGGTTTTAGCTCTTCTTTAGCAGATGATGCAACTGACTCGCTAGCTCCTAGAAAATCTATAAATTTATATCCAACTTGTTGAGCAACATTATTAATATATTTACGCCATGCAGAATAGGCCGGGTTTCCTTTCATATCACGCATGTAATCAGTACCAGAATTTTTGGCGCCCTTTACGCCGGTAGGAAAATAAGATACCGATAGTGGAGGACCTTCTGGAAAATTTGTATCATGTATTTCTATTGGAATGTCGGTTAAATATTCAATAACTTGATAACCTAATCGTTTTGCCATATCTGCGGTTTGTTTGCGATATGTAGCTTGATTACCGTAAAAATATCGAGGACCGTCATCAACATCTGATTTTCCTTGTGCTGTTGCAGTACTTCCCTCAGTTAATATTTTTGCAATATTATGTTTTATTATAAATGATTCTAATTGTTCTGTTTTAAGTACAGAAAATTTATCACGCAACATTGTGTATATATTTGCGTCATAAAATCCCATAACGTCTTTAAATGTTTCTTGGTCTGCAGTTGCTAATACTTGACGTAATGTTGTTCCAGACATTTCACCATACCCCGGAATTTGTATATCCACATGGGGTGCTACAACTAAATAACCATGTTGAGTAAATGGTTGTAAATTATCTTTATTGTCTTCATATGATTGAAAATATCCAGGAGATCCATCTTTTTTTGTACCAATACGAAATCTAGGATCTTCTTTCATATCTTTTGCACCTACTGCAAATAATACCGCCGTGGTCTCTGGATCATATTTACTAGTAATTTCTACAGATTGGTAAGGATTTTTTACTTGTACTACATTTCCTATACCATGTTTATAAATTATTTTACGTTTTTCTTTAAAGTTTAACGGCGATTTTGGCAACTTGACTTTATCAGATGTTGCAATATAAGTATTAGATTGTCCAAATTTAGCAGCTAATTTTTTATAAGTTGCCGCGTGATGCTGTCCCATTGGTTGAAATCGTCCCGGGTAAATTACAACAATTGTTTTAATTGTTTGTTCTGATATAACTTGTTCTGCTAACCATTCTCCTAACATAATGGAATTCCTTTATTATAAATATTATCTGCTTAGAAAGCACCACCATCTACATTGGCTATTAAATTACTACCACTTATTGATCCACTAACTGTCAAATTTCCATTATTATCAACTTTAAGTAATTGTGATCCGCCTACTCCTGCCAATCCTGTATCAATCCATACACGAAATGCTGAATTATTGTATACATTGGCATTATCCATTAATACATCAAATCCTCCATTTGTTTTTATATACGGTGAATTAGGAATTGGTTGTCCATATAAGATTGGAGCTCCCCCATGCATAGATATATTTGATCCAGTTAGTGCTCTTGTTACAGATATGCCGTAAAATCCATCTCGTACATTCATAAATGATGCCGAATTATCTAAGGCAGTTTGAACAGAGTTTTTATTATTATCATCTAATTTTATCTGCGCAGTAGCACTACCAGTATTAGGCGTACCTTCTGATGCAATACCTCTTAATAATCCAGAACCGCTAACACGTATACAATATGAAATAGAAGATCCGGACATATGACTAAAATTGATATCATCTGCTATTGGTGCGCCAGTAATTGAATTAATGATATGTATATATTCGTTAAATGCAGATCCAGAATCTGGGTGTTCGCCTTGACCAAATGATGTTGTATAATAACCAGATGCAGATATAGTAAATCGGTTTGTTGTAAATGTATGTGCATTTATTGCAGTTATTGTACGATTTGCAATTTCTGATCCAGTTATTCCCATTGGTAATACAATTTGTATTGCAGATCCTGTAGCTGTTCTCAAATTTGGAAGATCACGTATTCCAAAAATACTACCAGTTGGTTCAATACTTGTACGATTACTATTCTGATAAAACATTTTAAAAGAATGTGCATCTGGGGATCTAAAATAGAAAAATGATGCGGTTGCATTTGCCGGTGCTAATACACTTTGAGATAATGAAGCACCAGACATAGTTACCACATAATGCTGTGCCACTGAATTTATGCTTTGTGATACACCTAATGTTGTGGAGCCAGATGGTATAAAAAATACTTTACCATCTTCTACTTGTACAGCATCTTTTGATAATTGACCCATATATTATCCTTTTACTTTTAAAATTATATAACCTATTACAAATGATATTGGTTCAAATATATATCTAATTATCATTCCAGGTATATATCTAGTATTATTATTCATAACAGCTTTTATGTCTTGAGTTCTACATTTAGCCATATATTTACCTAACCAAAATACAAAATTATTTTTTCTCATAAGATTTGTGAATGGTTTAAATAATATGTAATAACCGGTTTGATGATATCGAGTCAAATGTTCATCTTTATGAGTATTCCATAAGATGCGATTGGCATGCCATTCATTTGATCCTAACGAGTTGTATATTGTAGTGCATATTATTTTTTCTTTCATTGATGAAAGTTCGTCCATACTATGAGGAGCTTCACCATCTAGATGAGGAGCCATTTGTGAACCGTCCGAGATTGTTGCATCTGCTAATGTAGTATCATTGCCTCCAACGCTAATTACTACAGTAGTAGACGTATTTTTTAAAGATACAGGCACTGACGGATCAGGAGTATCTGAATAATTTTGTGCATTGAAAATACTAGACCCGGCTTGTATTTTTAATTTTGCTAACGATTTCTCTTCTCCTAATCCTGGAGCTGTTACACCTGTATCTGCCATTATTTGTCCTCCAATTTACGTTTCAATTCATCTATCTGAGTTTGCTGATCCTTTACACATTCTATTAGTAATGGTATTAATTTTTCATAACGCACTGACATTACACCATTAACTTCTCGTGTTATATTTGGTAACACAGAATTAACTTCTTGTGCAATAACTCCTACATCTGTAATGCCAGATTTTTTAGCTCCGGCTTCTGGTTTCCATATAAATGTGTTACCAGATAATTGCTGTATTTTATTCATAGGATTTGTAATAGGTGTAACATCTGTTTTAAGTTTGATATCAGATGTTGAAAATGCTATCACATCGCCAGTACATGTTATTTCACTTTCAGAATCGATACCGACATCTAAATTACCTTTAATGACAGAATCTGATTCTGCAGTAATACCAAATAATTGTGTTGTGCCTCCTAGAAATGCAATGTTATCGTCGCTATCTGTTGTAAATGTATATTGCCCCCGGGGTGCTAATCTCATTGTTCTAAATGACATATATTATCCTTTTTTATTATCCGCCATCAGTTTCTTTTAATTGTACACCAATAATATTTGAAGCTGCTATCATCGATACTTGTATACCAGATAATCCAGTTGTCGATGCTGCTAAGCCAGTTGGTATTAAAAAATCTACGTCTTTATTTGCTGCCACTTCAATGGTTACTGGTACTTTAGCACCTCCAGTTGTTTTTGGAGCTTTTATCGATCTTATTGCACCAGCTTCTGCATATTGTTGCGATATGACAGCTTGTTGTTGATATCCATTAAGAGAATTACTATTAGTTTGATTTCCATTAATATCTATAATTTTTTTATAAAATTTATTAGTACCATCTCCACCATTACTGCTATGTAAATATTCAGTACCATTTCCACTAGTAATATGGTTACCACTGTTATTAGTATACTGGTTTACATCACCCATTATCATATCAATATCAATTATCACATGTGATACTACTTCTCCACCTAAATCTCCGTTAAGTACTAATTCAGATGCATATGTCTGCGTTTCTGTAATTTGCTCACCATTGGCCAGAGTTGCATTCGATGGATCTGTTACTACCATTAATGCTACGTACTGATACATATTAAGTTGCGTTATTGTCACAGATTTTTGTCGTAATGATCTGGCTATTGCAAATCCATCAAAGTCTGCGTTAGATGCTGTTAATGCGCCGGCGGCATTTATTGCAAATCCACTAGCAGATATAGCACCAGTAGTATCTAATTCTAATTTTGTTACAGTATTAGTTCTTAATTTAACTTTACCGTCTTTAATTTGAACATTAGATTTATCTGCAGCCACACGTCCTACAATTGTATCTTGCCCAAATAATGCTACTTGGTTTGACGCTGATACTACTTGTAAACCTTGATTGAACATAAATGCAAAATTATCTTCATCAAATAATGATTTAACACCGAGTGTATTTAATTGTAATTTTACGTTCTGTGCACTAGTACCATCAAAAAATCTGGTAGTAGTTCCAAATGTAGCTAAACCAAAATCAGGTGATTGTCCTGATGATGATATGTCCATACCAGTAGGAGTGAGTACTAGCTGTGACTCCATTTCATCAATTGCTGATTGAGCAGTTATGGCCGCGGCATTCGCTGTTGCAGAATTTACTATTCCAATGGCTGCTGAAGCAGATGCTGCGGCTGCGTCTACTATACCTATGGCTGCTGAAGCAGATGCTGCGGCCGCATCTACTATACCTATGGCTGCGCTTGAAGATGCCGCGGCTGCATCTACTATACCTATGGCTGCACTTGCAGATGCTGCACCAGCTTGGACGGCAGCTGAATTAGATGCTGATTGAGCAGTATCAATTC